AACTGGTTCCTTACGCTCACCTACGATGATGCGAACCTCCCGCCCAGGGGCGAACTACGCCACCGGGACTGGCAGTTATTCGCTAAGCGCGTTCGTCGCGCCCTGGGCCCTTTTCGATACCTCATGTGCGGCGAGTACGGCGAGCAGACGAAGCGTCCGCACTATCACGCTTTACTCTTTGGTCTCGATCTTCCTGATGTTGACCGTTTCAGCGTGCGGCGTGGCTATCCAGTATTCAAAAGCGCTACCCTTGCCCGGCTATGGGGCCGGGGCCTGCACGAAATCGGAACCGTCACGCCGCAGTCCGCCCGCTACTGCTCCGGGTACGTCCTCAAAGACTGCTCCGCCCCCACCTGGCTCGACGACACCACCGGCGAGCTTATGTCCTTAAAGGCTCCATATGGCCGAATGTCCCTCCGCCCTGGCTTGGGCGACGCTTGGATACGTCGGTATTACCCGGAGGTTTTCACTCATGGGGCGTGCTATGCGCAGGACACGCGCTATCGGATCCCGGATCGGTTCAAAGATCTCTTGGACACAATTGATCCCGACGCCTACGAAGATCTCCAGGAAAGAGCCGTTGAAAAGGCTCTAGCTTCCCCGGACAATACCGCCGCTAGGCTTGCTGTGCGTGAGCGCTGCGCCCTGGCTAAACATTCTCGGTATAAGGAAGCAAAGTCTCATGCGATATAAGATCTTCACCGTGCGCGATCGCGCCATTGACGCTTACGGCCAGCCGTTCTACGCGACCTCCGTTGGCGGCGCTGTCCGTTCCTTCTCTGACGAAATTAACCGGCCGGCTGATAACAACCAGCTGGCGAAGCATCCCGAAGATTTCGACCTCTTTCTCCTGGGCGAATACGACGATCAAACCGGGGAGTTCGACACGACCCGTCCTGCCCAGGTAGCCGTCGGTAAAGACCTCATCATCAAGGCGTAAAACCATGCACCGGAACCAGTCCGTTAACGTCCATCAGTTCTCCATGGTCCCCCGTGCGGATATCCCCCGCTCGGGCTTCAAGATCGAATCCTCGTACAAAACGACGTTGGACTCTGGCGTCCTGGTTCCGGTGTATGTCGAGGAAGTCTTGCCGGGCGACTCGTTCAACCTCTCGGCTACGATGTTCGCGCGCCTGGCTACCCCTATCGTCCCGATCATCGATAACCTTTACCTCGACACCTTCTATTTCTTCGTCCCGAATCGTTTGGTGTGGGACAACTGGCAGAAATTCATGGGCGAGCGCACGCAGCCGCTTTCTTCCATTGACTACACAATCCCCACCGTCACTTCCCCCGCGGGTGGTTGGGCGGAAGGCTCCCTGGCCGATTACTTCGGTCTCCCGACTGCTGGACAGATTGGCGCCGGCGCTACCGTCGCCACGAATGCGCTGCCGTTCCGCGCCTATAACCTCATCTGGAACGAATGGTACCGCGACCAGAACCTCCAGAATCCGGCGCCTCTCAGCACCGGCGACGCCTCCGAGCCGAATACCAACTACGGTCTGCTTCGTCGCGGCAAGCGTCATGACTACTTCACTTCTTGCCTGCCGTGGGTCCAGAAGGGTGATTCGGTCACGCTTCCCCTGGGCGGTCAGGCTACCGTCCGTACCGGCACGACTCAGCTTGTCACCGGCACCGGCAATACCGCGCTTTACTTCTCCCAGGTCAATACTGGCGCTCGCGTAACCGACGACGGCGCGCTTGGCGTCGGCTCTACCGGTGGTCTCGGCCGTGATTCAAACGGGGTCAGCATCGCTCAGAACCTCTACCCGGACAACCTCTATGCCGACCTTTCGACCGCCACGGCCGCGACGATCAATCAGATACGCCAGGCCTTCCAGATTCAGAAACTTCTTGAGCGCGATGCTCGTGGCGGCACTCGTTATACTGAGTTGGTGCGCAGCCATTTCGGCGTGCTTTCTCCTGATGCTCGCTTACAGCGTCCTGAATACCTAGGCGGCGGTTCGGTCCCGATCAACATCGCGCCTATCGCTCAGACGTCCGGTTCCCCGGCTGACACCGGCTATACCGACACGCCGCTCGGCACCCTCTCTGCCTTCGGCACCGCTGTTTCCCGTAACGGGTTTACCCAGTCCTTCACCGAGCATGGCTACGTGATTGGCCTGGTCTCCGTGCGCGCGGACCTGAACTACCAACAGGGTCTTAACCGCATGTGGACCCGCTCGACCCGCTATGACTATTACTGGCCGGTCTTTGCGATGCTTGGCGAGCAGGCCGTTCTCAATAAGGAAATCTACTGCACCGGTACGGCTACCGATAACGACGTATTCGGTTATCAGGAACGTTGGGCCGAATACCGCTACAAGCCCTCGCTCATCACCGGCCAGCTTCGCTCTACCTTCGCTCAGCCGCTTGACGTTTGGCATTTGGCGCAAAAGTTCACGGCTCTGCCGACCCTCAACGATACGTTCATCCAGGACAACCCTCCGGTGGACCGCATCATCGCAACGACCGAGCAGACGGGTCGGCAATTCGTCCTTGACTGTCTGTTCCGCAATAAGGCCGCTCGTCCTCTGCCGATGTACTCCGTCCCTGGCCTGGTGGATCACTTCTAATGGATCTGTGGGACTTCCTGTTTGTCCAGCTGGTGTCCTGGCGACTCCATCCGGGCTACTTGAGGGAGGGATCGCACCCTCCCTCTATTCAGGAAATCTGCGCTCTTACTGACGAAATCGTGGCTGCCCGTAACGCCTGGAAGGATCTCTAATGCCTGCTATGGTTGCCGGTGGAATGATAGGCGCGTCGGTCATCTCCGGTGGCCTTGGTGCTATCGGGCAGTCCTCTGCTAATCGCGCCAACATGAAAATCGCTAAAAAGCAGATGGAATTTCAGGAGCGCATGAGCAATACCGCCTATCAGCGTGCAATGGCCGACATGAAAAAGGCGGGCCTTAATCCAATGCTCGCGTTCTCCCAGGGTGGTGCCTCTACTCCGTCCGGCGCTGGCGCCGTCATGCAGAATGAATTAGGTCCCCTGGGTGATTCCCTGGCTAAAGTCCCGATGGCCATCGCTCAGTACAAAAACACTACCGCCGACACCGAACTCAAAGAGGCGACCGCTAATTCCGCCTACGCTTCCGCCGACGCTCAGAACCTCGACAATACGATAAAGCGCAACTCGCCCGAGTATCGCTCCGCTGCCCAGGCTCAAGTTGACATGGAAGATAAAAAGGGCTCCGGTGTCTCCGCCGTCGCTCAAACTCGTTGGGATGCGGAACTCCGCAAAATCAACGCGGAAACTGAAAGCATCATCTCTAACACCCAGGTTACTCGCCTGGCTGAAAAAATCGCCACCGAGAATCTGACGGTCGCTGCTGCTAAGGCTAAATACGCTGATCAACTCGCCGCGCTCGAGGTCCGCTATAACGCGGCTATGGCTCGCGCTAAGGAAGCCGACATTCCCGCTGCCGAAGCGGAAGCCGCTTTCTGGGCCTCTGCTGGTCCCGAAGGTAAAGTCCTCCAGTTCCTAAAGGCACTCATCAAATGATCAAATTTCCCCGCGTCCGTACGCTTTCCAACATCGACCGCGCCGCCTGGTCGAATCTCCACGGGCTCGCTTGTCCCGAGCCCTCTATGGCTATCCAGTCCCAAAAAGAGGAAGCCGACATCAATACCATCGTCCGAAACTTCGGCGTAACCGGTCGGCTCCCTCAGTCGCTCCGCCTCCCCGAGTACGGCGACTTCTCCGGCATCGACGATTACGCCACGGCTATAGAAGCTGTCCGTCGTGCCGAAGCTAATTTCATGTCTATTCCGTCCAACATCCGCGCCGAGTTCAATAACGACCCCGGCGCGTTTGCTGACTTCTGTGTCAATCCTGCGAATCTCCCGAAGCTCCGCGAGTGGGGTCTAGCTCCCAATCCTTCAACGCCGGAGCCATCAAAGGCGCCCGAGTAGCTAGGTCGCAGCCGATCACTACCCCTTGCGGGTAATCATGTCGGATAATGGCGAGGGCCTGGTTAACGGCCCTCGCCTCACTCTTTGCCATCTGCAACATCTGGCTAACCGCCGTCCTTCCTAGCGGCGTCCTAACTGCCCAGGTAATCCGATACGGCTGCTCCGGCGTTTCATCCTCTGTAACGCTCGTCTCCGTTCTCGTTTTCTTCTTCATTGCAAAACCCTCCTTCTCTTAGTTCCGCGCGGCGCATGGGCCGCGTTCCGCTAGCGGTTCATCTAAAGCAGCTCAAGCGGCCCACCCGCCGCGCTTCTTCTCTCCCTCCGGGTTATCCACAAAGTCCACGGGCGCGAAGGGGCTTGTCCCCTTCGTTCGCGCCGGTGGACCCTTGTGGATAACCCTCCGGTCTCCTGCTTTCTCCGAAAGCCGCACAGTTAGTCCCTTGTTCCTAACTGTGCTAGGTGACACCAAGTCACCTCAAAATGGGGGGTTTGGGGGGAACTCTCCCGCCCAAAAAAAAAGCAGCTATTGCTGCTGCTCTCTATGCGCTTTGCCTGGGCGACGTGCGCTTTGGCGCGCTCGCCAGGCGAAGCGCTAAAAAGAATCATCCGTCCGAATCTTGCACCTTGTCAAGCTTTTTGTTAAAAGTTATCCACAGGTTATCCACAGGTTATCCACACAAGATAGGAACCGTTCTCAATGCGCCGTTTCAACGTCAATAAGTCCGCGTCGGCTCGTTCGTTCCGCCAGAAAAGCCAGCGCACGAAGGCCCCGAATATGAAGGCGGCTCCCATGCGTGGCGGTATCCGCCTCTAATGCATGCCTTGCTTCCGTCCGGTCACTTGCTGGCAACCCCCGGACGGAGGACCTGTGCAGTTCTCCGAAAAGAAAGACCATCGTGAGATTGAGATTCCCTGCGGCCAATGCATCGGCTGCCGCATCAACCGCCAGCAAATGTGGGCGTTTCGCTGCCTGGCGGAAGCTTCGCTTTCTCCGCACAACTGGTTCCTTACGCTCACCTACGATGATGCGAACCTCCCGCCCAGGGGCGAACTACGCCACCGGGACTGGCAGTTATTCGCTAAGCGCGTTCGTCGCGCCCTGGGCCCTTTTCGATACC